AACACTAAAATCTAAACCTTCCATATTAGTACAAAAATATGATTGGTTTATGGTAGTAAGAAATCCTTATACGAGAATTATATCAGAATTTCACTGCAAGTTTGGCGGAATGGGTGCAAAACCTGAAAAAATTCTACAATTTTCGAAGGAAGATTTTAATAATTATTTAATTAGAAAAATTACAAGAATGCCTCTTCCCAATAAGTATCACCTCCCGGCCGGGTATCATTATACTCCGCAACATTATTATACACACGACAAAGCAAAATTATCAGTATTAAAGTTTGAAAATTTAAAAGCTGAATTTGACTCTCTAATGGAAAAGTACAAATTGTCTGTATCCCTTGATAGTCACGAAAACTCAAACCCTAAAATATTTTTTGTTAGTGACATAAATCAAAAATTGCGTGATTTGATTAACAAAGTCTACGAAAAAGATTTTGAGTATTTTAATTACGACTTAATACCGTTAAGCACTTAGATAGATGGAAACACTGAATAACGGCTATCAAGCATATCACATATATCAGTCTTTAAAGCTACACTTTACGACAGACTACGATGCGGTAAAATATAACTACAAGACGTCTGTAAAACAAATTAGTTTTGAAAGGCGTAGAGACCGTTACTTTTTTGAAAAGCTTTCAAGGCGTTTTAGTAGAGAAGAGCTTATACAATATTTTACTGCAAACTTAATTGAAAATCAAAAAGTCTGGATTGGAGATATGTCAGATAAAATCTATTCTGCTTACGTAGCACGATACGATAAACTCACATATATGTTCGACGAAGACGTTAAACTCCTATATAATAAAGGGTACACTTTCGACCAATTGTGTTCAACAACTGAAGACTACTCTGTAAATCCACTTCTAGAGGCTCTCAGGTCACGTGAGATTCATCCTGAAACTGTGGTATTGTTGGACATACTCGTTAACTTTCTTAACCGCCTAAGGACATCCGTAAGCGATCCATTAGGTATAAATAAAGAAACGATCGATATGCTTATTAAGTATAAGTCGATCATGCTGCAAAAGCCATTACCAAAAAATAAAATCAAAGATAAAATACTTTTATTATTTACATCTTGATCAAAATATAGTAATATAGCTCTTGTCAGTCAAAAACAAACAAACATACACTGTAAATACAAAAAAATACTATGTCATTCGAAAAACTAAAACAAAATCGCGATAGTGCGATTTCAAAACTCGTATCAGCTGCTGATTCTAGCAGCGAAAAGAAAACCTACGGCGATGATCGTATCTGGAAACCAACTGTTGATAAAGCAGGTAACGGTTATGCCGTTCTTCGATTCTTGCCTGCCGGTGCCGGTGAAGACCTGCCATGGGTACGCTACTGGGATCATGGATTCAAAGGACCAACTGGTCGTTGGTATATCGAGAGATCATTGACTTCTATCGGTCAGCCGGATCCAGTTTCTGAATTGAATTCACAGCTCTGGAATACGGGCCGTGATGAAGACAAAGAACTTGCTCGATTGCGTAAGCGTCGTCTACACCACGTTTCAAACGTGCTAGTCGTATCCGATTCTGGTAATCCAGAGAATGAAGGAAAGGTTTTCCTTTATGAGTACGGTAAAAAAATCATGGATAAAATTATGGATGTTATGCAACCACAATTCCAAGATGAAACACCAATCAATCCTTTCGATTTCTGGTCTGGTGCTAATTTTAAGCTTAAGATTCGTAATGTAGAAGGTTATCGTAACTACGATAAGTCTGAGTTTGATAGCTCATCTTCACTATTTGATGGTGACGAAGCTCAGCTTGAAGAGGTATACAATAAACTCCACAAACTAAGTGAGTTTACTGATCCAGAAAACTACAAGTCATACAGTGACCTTAAGCGTAAGTTGTTTGAGGTAATTGGTGAAGCAGAAGTAGCCACTGGCCTTTCGACTGAACAACAGGTAGAACTTAATACCGTTAAGGAAGCTCCTGTTATGAATACTGCGGAAAGCGAAGCTCCTGTAGAAAAATCTGATGATACTACATCAGAAAATAACTCAGATGACACTCTTAGTTATTTTGCTAAATTGGCATCTAGTTAATAGATACACAACATAATACTATAGTAGAGGGGTGGCTGAAAAGTCACCCCTCTTTAGTTAACCAGCCATTGCAGCTTTTAAAGCAGCGGCGCTAATATTGCTGCTATTATTATTATTGATAATCGTAACGTTATTAGCTACAGCCGAGTTGTTATTTGACGTATTAATATTGGTTTGTGAATCTTCTTTTAGCTTATCAGCATCTCGTAACTTCTGAGCAGCCTCCTGCTCTTCTAGTTTTTTAAGGCGTTTCGATGCTTCCTTAATCTTTTCATTATCAGCATCAATTCCCGCTTTTGCAATATCGACGCTAGCGCTCATAGCTTCGATTTGTTTCTTCATTCCCTCATCGAAAAAACCAACAATATTTTTAACAAGTGCATTGTCGACCAATTTCAGAATGCCTTGTTGTAAGTACATAAAGAAGCTTTGCATACTTAAACCAATTGACAAAAGAGCTAGTTTTGCTCTTTCTATTGCGCTTCCACCAAATATGTCTGCCACTAATGCCTTAATTACATTAAATGGAGCTAATACTACTTTTTTAATACCTTCCCAGACTTTATTAAGAGATTCGCTCATTGCTTCTGTGTCCCACGTAAATAGCCCTTTAAGAAAATCAACTAATCCACTGAAAATCTCACTTATTCCGGCAAATATGTCATCAGTGTATTCACCAATTGCCGTTGCCAATTGATCAAGTCCCATCCATTCGGCAAGCTTGGTTGGTACCCACATTAAAATTCGAATAAGACTACCAATCAATCCATCAACCAAGTCCATAATTCCTTGCTTAATACCTTCTATGAGACCGCCTTCTTTGTTACCTCGCATAAACCCTTTAACGAAGTCAAAAATTCCCATAAGAACAGTGATTGGCAAAAACACTTTACCTAGTATTCTTCCAATGCCCTTAGCAAAACCCATAATCATTTTAAAGGGCCCACCAGTTGCAAACTTTACGATCGATTTAAAAATACCAGATAACCGTGAAAAGAATCCCTTTCCTCCCCCTCCAAACACTTTTTGAAATAGGCTACTGATTGATTTAAGTATCTTACTATTTTTAAGTTTGCTTAAAATTCCACCAATGAATTTACCTAGCTTGCTGTTTTTAATCTTGTTAAATATACCACTAAAGAAAAGTTTAATTTTAGTAAAGATAGATCCAACAAATTTCCCTACCTTACTGTTTTTAATTTTACTAAATATACCACTAAAGAAGGCCTTAATTTTAGTACCGATAGATCCGATGAATTTCGCGAGCCTCCCCTTTGTTAATTTATTGAGTGTTCTACCTAATTCTCTAATAAATTCAATAAACACTACAAACGGTGCTAACAACAATCCAAGACCTAAGCCCAAAAGCTTACTGAGGCCTCCATCAGTTTTAGGAATTAGTCCTTTTAAACCTTCTAGAAGCTTATCCCCAAGTCCCCTAATGCCGTCTGCTATATCTTGAAACAAGGCTTTCTGTTCAATACTTCTTTCAAGCTCTTTAAGATCATTATTTTTCTGTTGATCAATAAGAGGTTGTGCGAAATCTTTAGTATTTTGAATTGCAACTTTTTGAGTTACGTCTTCAAGATCCTGCCTTGTTACAAATTTATCGTCAGCCATTGTTTTGTTTGTGTTTTAAATTTTCTTCTTCAATGTGGTCTTTTAAAAGTGTAATGTAAATCTCCCTTTCCCATGGAATCATATTATCGAGTTCTGTTAAGCTATACTTGTGATGTTGTAATAAAGTAAACTGTATATAATAATAATTCTCTAATGAGTTATGAGAAAGGGCTAGCCGAAAAAATCGTCAAGACCACTTAAAATCTTTGTTCTTTCTTTTCCCTTTGAACACTTAAATTTAATTTCTTTTTTAAGAGATGGCAAACCATCAACCCATTCTTTAATTTTTACAACTTGTTGACTACTTAGTGAATCAATAAAGTTTTCTATTTCTTTAGGTGATGCATCTGCAAACGGATACACTTCTTCGCCATCATATACACTTTCAATCACAGTCATTAAAGATTGAACAATAGTGTTGTTTGTCTTATTACTTCGAGCAGCAATTTCAGCTTCTTTTAGGCCTGGTGATTTAAGTGTTATACCAATATCATCAGTGAGTTGAATTTTGTTTTCTTTATTTTCACTTTCTGAAACTTCTATTTCTGAAAGATCAATTTCCATATCTATGATTTCATCGCACTCATCACAGTGAAACTTAATTTTAGATGTTTCACCTACACTTTTCGAACGGAGTTGAAGTAGAATATATTCAAGGTCGCTCATGGCTAAAGAATAAAGATCTATTGCTCCGAATGTACAGGACTTTATTATGTCTTTCATTGCTGAAATCATACTTTGATTAGTTCCTGCTTCTTGTGCAATCATTAGTACCTTTTCTTCCTTCACGAGGAATGGTCTATACTCAACTGTTTGTTTTGTTGATGGAACAGTTAAGAAATATTTTGGTGATTCAATTGTTGGTAATGCCATAATGTTTTTCATTTATAATTTATAATAGACGCTTAAATACGCTAAGCTTGTCTCTAGTACTATTTATCATTGACCTAATGGGCCCTTCTGTTTCGAAACGTGTGTATGTCATATTGACGCTCACTTCTGAAATTGTGTCAGTATTATCGTTAGTAAGATCTATACTGTTTACTGAAGTGGGATAAGCATCGAATAAGCGAACGGCGTAAACTGGAGTATTATCCTTATCTAGCTCCTGTATAAAAACATCTGTTTTGTATGTGCTATCATACGATACTAATTGAGATTCTTGATCAATTATAGAATTTTGCCATGCATCGAAAGCTTTTTTAGTATAAAAATCATTCGTGAGTAAAAAGGTAAATGTTACGTCTTCTTGGACTTTAGTATGTGGATATTTTGTTGTAAAGCCTGTATCGTACGGATCATAGTCACCTGTCATAATCAGAGTACCCGGTAAAGAACATGATTTGCATAATATGTTTATGTCACGCGGATCATTAAAAAACGGCCCTTGGCCAAGTAAAGCCGGCAGTAGTTTATTAAAAAAGGTTGCCGTTGGTGGAGTAATAGAAATAGCAAATCTATTTGTAGTAGCTACTCCTCCTCGTTTACCAACAGTTGATTTAAACTGATCAATCGTGACTGGATTTATTGTGTTTTTAATGTCGTCTATTAGTCCCATAACTTTTTAAGTGAATTGTTTTTTAGATAGTGTCCACACACCTTGTGCTCTGACCTTTTTAAATTGTTCTGATGGTAAGAATAAAACAGACTCCCAATGTTGAGCCGGAACCTCGACGATACGCGATTTAATGTGGTCT